ATTAAATTACCTCGTGAAATGAATTCTTATTTGCCACAGATGAAAGGCGAGGTCATTATGGTCGTTGCACCTATTGCACAAGGTAAATGTTTATGTCCTAATCAATTAGTAGAATTAAAAAACTCTAAAAAAAAATTGAAGGATATTAAAATTGGAGATTTAATAAATTCTAAAAATGGTTTTGTTAAAGTTAAAAATATTTTTCATAATGGAAAAAAAGAATGTTATGAAATTTTTTTAAAAAATAATACTAAAATAATTGCTACATTAGAACATAAAATAGAAACTCAAAATGGAATGAAACCTATAAAAGAAATAGAAAATGATTATATATTATGTAAAACGGGTTATACTCAAATTAATTATATTAATTATTATGATGAAATAGAAACTATTGATTTAGAAATAGACCATATAGAACATAGTTTCTTTTGTAATGATATTTCTGTATCTAATAGTAATTTTGTTAGCAACTGGTTTTTAAATCCTGAACTTGCACAAGGTATGTTTGATACTATATATTTTTTGAGTAATACAGCACACCAAGACGATACAAGTCGCTTTTTAATTGATGAACCAAATGTTATAGTGTTTGATGATTTAAATTCTGCGAAAGTTGATGATATTATTGATAATATTATAGAGACACAAAAACAATATGAAAAAAAAGATATGCCAAGAATAGCAATAATTTTTGATGATATTATAGGTTCTTTAAGTATTCATAATAGCAAAGCATTTAGTATAGCAAGTCGTGCAAGACATTATAATATTCTCAATTTATTTTATATTGTTCAAAAATTCAAATCTGTTAATAATGTAGTTAGAAATAACATAACGCATTTAATAACATTTGCAGGTATTTACAATAATGGTGAATTAAAAGCATTAGAAGATGAATTTTCAAGCGTTGGTGGTAATGAAGGTTTCACATCTTTATATAAAAGAGAAGTACAATCAAAAAAATATAATTTCTTATATGGTAATTTACAAACTGGCAAAACTTATTTAAATTTTGATAAATTATTAAATTCTAATTTTACAAATGAAACAGAATAAATAAAAATTATTTTTTTATATTTTATTTAATTTTAAATTATAAAATATATCAATTTATATAAAAATGAATTCATTTCTACAAGAACAAATTTCATCAAGAAGTGCTAATACATCTCAAATAGCAGAGATGACAAACACAACAAAAGGTAGATATTTTGACGATTGGAAAGAGCAAGTTGCTCGTGATTATCAAACAAAATTAGAAAATTATGCTGATGAACTTAACACTGATATTAATAAAGAAATTGCTGCTCGCAGTGAGGGTATTAGTGTTCTATCAAATGCACCAGTTTTTTATCAAGGTGGTAAGGAACTTTATGGCGTATTACCAGAGACAGCACAAAAACCATTTGATTATGTTGGTGAACAAGCACTTAAAGGAGTTAATGCTGCTATGGATAGATTAGGTATTTCAGAAGAAAATCTTAATACATTTAGAAATATTGCGGGAGATGTTAGAGAAGGTAATTTAGAAAGTTTAGCACAACATATTAGAAATACAAGTTCAAGAGCAATGCAAACAGAAGGAGAAGATTCTGCATTAAATACAACTGAAAATGGTATTCCAATTTCTAATGTAGAAGGTCAAGGCACAAGAGTAAATCTATTAGATATGGAGGAAGCAGGAATTGATACAAGAAATATAACTCCTCAATCTGTTTTAGAAAGTCAATCACAAACAGATTTAGGAAATGAAACTTCTGCTGAACACGAATTATTTTCACCAGAAGAAAATATTGGTGATGGTACAGATGTTGGTGAAAGTGCTGGTGCTGCTGGTGAAAGTGCTGGTGCTCTTGTTGGTGAAGAAACTGGTGCTCTTGTTGCTGATGAAGCCCTTGCTGATACTGGAATTGGGGCCCCTGTTGCTGCATTAGGTGCTGCGGCAATTGGTATTGGATTTGGTTTATCTGAACTTTTTGGCCATCATAGTCATCACCCAACTAAACCACAAGCAATTCAATCGGCAGGTATGCCAATTCAAACTCAATATAATATAGGAAAATCAATTTTACCAACAAGTTCATCAATTTCAAATGTTGTTTCTGGAACTTCTACATTTTAAAATAATAAATATTATTTAAATTTAGAATTATTTTTTTTATTTTTTTATATAATATTATTAAAAAATAAAAATGGAAAACGAATACGTAGCAAATCAAAATTCTCTTTTTATACCAACCAAATCTCTAAAAGTATTCCCTGATGCACAAGGAGTAGATATTAAACCTAATGGAAAAGGTACTTCTCAAACAATTTTTACACTTCCATCTCATCTAAATTTTATTAACCCTGAAACTTTTCGTCTTCGTTATAATCTAACATTTTCGGGGCGCGGTATGCCAAAACCCAATGCTGTTGCCGGTGTAAGTTCTCTATGGAGACATATGAGATTACAAACTCAAAATGGTCTTCATCTTTGTGAAGAAGTTGAAGATTATTCTTCACGCGTTGCGATGGAATATTCATACGCGCAAGATGATGGTAAAATACACGATAGAGAATTAAATGAAGGACTTTCACTAACAGATAATTCTGCACAACAATTATTTTGGGCTGCTCAGAATTTACCATCTGCTACTATAACAACTGCTAATGTAGCAAAGAAAGTTGCTATTTCACAACCATTATGGTCGGGTCTTCTCGGTGAAAGTTCAAGTGTTCTACCCGTTGCTGCTCTTGGTGGATTGAAACTCACTATGGAAACAAACAATCTAATGAAATCTATTAAACTCGCAAATGATAGCAGCGTGAATGGTGATAAACGTGGTGTAATTGATACTGCTGGTGTTGCTGCTGGTGCTTGGAATAATGCATCTTTAAATCATATCCAAGATGTACCATTAAAGCAACTTGAATCACAAGATTCTGGTTTTGAAATCGGTGATGCTCTATATTATCAAAATAATGTGCTAATCGGTCTCGTTGTTGGTATTAAATCTGCTGGTGGCAAAATGGTTTTAGAAGTAAGAGGTGCACAAAATGCCAGTACCAATGGTCCTGCTCTTGTAGAGGATAATATTGTATTTACATTACCACAAGACAGGTTCGAGGGGTGGACACCCTCAGTTAATATGCGAGGTACTGGCACTATACCCGCTGCTATTACACTTGCAAACCAAGAAGCACCTAAAAAGATTGATTATACTATTACAGAATTAGAAGCTATTGTAGAACAAGTACAACCTCCTGAAAGTTATATTCAAGATTTAGTAAGAAAAATAAATTCAAGCGAAGGTCTTGTTATGAATTATAAAAATGTTTCGCTATTTAAAATTAATCAAGTAGGCAGCAATGGCTTACTAAATTCCAGTATTCCAAATACTGCAAAAAGAGTTTATAGCATTAATGCGATGCCATTAAATGCTACTGATACTTATGATGGTAATAATTTAACTTGCGTAGGCGGCGATGGTGCTCAAAGTTATCAATTTGTAATTAACGATACGCTAACACCCGACCAAAGATGCAGTCTTCGCCGTATGTCATTGACTCCACCAAATGTTGAACAATTACATCTTCAAGAGCTCAGAAAATCTCTTATGAATTCTGGTGTATTTGTTAGAAATCTACAAAATGCTGAAAAAAATTTCGTAATTGGTAGAGCAGTATCAATGTATGGTTCTGTTTCTGATATTACTAAATCTGATTTAAGTTTAAGAATTGAATATTCTGGTGCAGTAAGACAAAAAACTCTAAATGTGTATGTATGCTCTGCAAGAACATTAGTTGTTCGTAATAATGAAATACAAGTTATTAATTAATTATTTTATTTAATTTTATTTTTTTTTAATATTTATATTATATAAATAAAATGACTATAATATCACAACAGAAAAATGAAGTACTCCCATTGAATATGCCACAAAATAATGAATACTCGTTTAAAAATGGCTCGTCGATTTGTCAAATTTTAATACCAGAATCGCCTACAATGGTACTAACTGATACAATTAAATTAAACGGAAAATTAAGATTGAATAAATCTACATCAACTTTTAGCACACCTGTATTTCCTGATAATGCTAATCGCAAAGGCACTGGTGCTTATGCTCTTCGTCTCAATGAAAGAGTTGGTATAAATTCTCTATTTGAAAATATCACAATTTCAGGTTTAGGTGCTGGCGGTCAAACCCTTGAATCTATTAGAAATGTTGGACGACTACTATCTTTAACAAAACCATTAACACACGAACAACACGAATTTGATGGTCATTTGCAAGGTCAAGACCCTGCTGTTGCTTCTCGTTCTTTATTAGGAGCAGTAGAATGTAACACCGAAGTATTCTTCTCAATGCCGTTAGAAGTTGGTATGTTCTCTGGACAACAAGCGATTCCAATCGGTATGAATGGTACTCGTGGATTACAAGTATTACTACAACTCGCAAGCGATTCCAATGCTCTAATTTGTAGTGAGGCTGACAAAAATGGAGTATTTTATTCTCTTGTAGATGTATCGCTAACTTACGATACTCTTGTTTTTGACGCTGAAACCAGTGAAGAGATGATGAGAGCAAAAACTGGCGTAATGGAATACAATTCGTGGTCGCATCAATATTCTGTTATTAATTCTTCTGATGCTCAACTAAATCTCAATTTTGGTACTAAAAATACTCTATCTGTTATTTCTAATACAATACCAACAACTCATATTAATAATGTTGATAAAGATGGATTCAGTACAGATAATTTTAAAAATTCTACCACCGACCCTTATGATTCAGATGTAAAATTAAATAAACTTACATTCATTAAAGATGGTATTAAAGCACCTCTCGATTATGAAATTAATTCAAAAGACCAATCAGATGATAATCGACCAAGGGTAGAAGTTATTAATAATCTAAAAAATGCTATGAATACTCAATCATCGGCACGAACTCTTGTTTCTGTAAATACTGAAAATGATTTAAAAACTAAAATAAATTTACTCGGTCAAGAGGTTGCATTACTTGACCCAGCAGTAAGTGTTGAAACTCAAAGTAATCCAATTTTTGGTCTGGGTATCAACGAGGACCCACTAACAAAAGTCGGTAGAGATTTCAGCACATCAACTTACTCTGTTAGAATTGAAAGTGATTTAAATGGTTCGTCACCAAATTCTGTAAATACATTTTCATTATCAAAAAATGTATTAACTTATTCACCACAAGGAATTTCAGTAAGTTCGTAAATTATTTTATTTAATTTTATTTTTTTTTAATATTTATATAATATAAATAAAATGAATAAATCTCAAATACCCGATGTACTAAAACCAGTTTCAAGAACTACTATGAGTAATGTTGATATTTTTACAAGTGTTTTAGAACCAGTAAATAAAAGTCAAAAAAGAGTCATTTTCAATTTGCGCCAACAAGGCATACTAAATGCTGGTTCTCGTCTTGTTATGTCTCTTCATACTACAAATGCCGTTGCAGGTTCTGCTTATTTACCAGTTGGTGCTGGTATAGGTGCTTGCATAGATAGTGCTATTCTTCGAGTGGGCACTCGGGTTATTGCTAAAACAGAAAATTTTGGTCATTATTATATGGCTAAACGAAGTGTTCATACTCACCAACAAAAACAGAATATAGATATGGTACTTGATGGCGGTGTTAATAATATTGGACCAAGTCCTAATGCTGATGGCAAATATAGTTTTGATGTTGGGTCTGCTATATATACCAGTAAAACAACTGCTTTTGTAAATAGTCCTTATAAAATTGTTCAATCAGAAGAAGATTGCCCTACATTTTCACTTGCTCTCAATGACCTCTTTCCGATGATGCGTTCAAATGGTTTGCAATTACCACTTTTTGCTATGAAAGACCAAGTATCTATTGAAATTAATTTAGTTCAACAAAAAACAGGCGAAACTGGCAAAAATTGTCTTTTCTCTGCTGCTCCAACCGATAGTGCAACTACATATGGTCTTAACAATTTTGCCCTTCAGCTTGATTATCTCCAATATGATGATGCTACAATGAATAAAATCAGAGATATGGTAAATTCGCCAACAGGATTGCCAATGATTTATGACGATTTAGCGTGTACTACAACTTCTATTCCTGCCGTTGCTCAACCTGCTGATAATACTACAACCGAAGTATCTATATTAAGAGAAGTTGGTTCTGCTGGTCTAAAAGTTAAAAATGTATTAGTCGTTGAAAAAAATGCTACTGCTAATACTTTATTAGGCGATTACCGAAGTGATTCACCTGTACACCCTCCCAAATATAATTGGCGTGTAAATGACCGGATTATTTATCCAAGAAAATTATTTAACACTTCGCAAATGAGAAATGAAGTTGAACAAGTATTAAAATTCCCTCTATCTGTGCCATCGTGTGTATATTCTCACGATGTTTCTAATGATTTCTACACTTCTAAAAATGGCAGACAGAATGAAATGCTTGATGCTAATGTTATAATGGAAGCACAAAATCCAGTTCAAATGGCAGGTACCACTTTCTTAACTGGTCTCAATCTTGAAAGAGGACCTAATGGCGAAGGAACCGATATTCATCATAAAAATATTCTATATGACCGAACTCAAACATTCAGTCGTAATGATTTTAGCGCGATAGATTTAAAATTCTTTGTAGAATATGAAAGGTCGTTTGTATTATCACAAGGTGTTCTTCTTGTTAGTGCTTAAATACCTTATAAATTATTTTTAATACTAAAAATATTTTTTTTTTACTTTTAATTAAAGAGAAATAATATATTATATATCTTTAATTTTATTATTACACAATAGTAATTTTATTAAATTTTATTAAATTAAAATAAATTATTATATAAATGGAGAAACAAATCATTATAGAAAGTAATCAAGAAATTGCTAAACGCAATTATTATGTTGATTATGGGAAAGTTATAAACGATGATGTTAATAATGATGAATTTTCAAACTCAAAATGGAAAACAAAATTGCCAACTGGAATACCGCTTGATGTTGGTGATAGTATTCAATATTATTCATCTATGATAAGAAGTAAAGGTTTATCTGACCAAGGCGTAGAATTAATTGGAACTGCTGATAGTAATGAAGATTTAGTGGATAATAAAGGAAAAATTGAATTGGGTTATTACATTGGTAATAATTGGTTAAATAATTTAATGCTTCCAAAATCAATAGCAACATTAAGAGATTATACTGAGAAAGTTGCTGAAACATCTGCATCTATGAGAAATTTTGATTTTGTTAATACTTATAATACATATAATATTCCTGAAAAAAATAATAGTGGCACTGATGTCGTGGTTGCTGGTGAAGGAATAGCTCCTGATGCTGTTTATGCAACAAGTCAATTTGGAGGTGATTGGCAAAGACAAAACGCATATGATAATAAAATATATGATTCAACTGCGGGAACTGGTTGGGGTTGGTGTTCAGCAGCTAATGGAACTGATAATGGTAATATTACTGGTGGTACTGAATTTGATACTACTGATGGTACAGGGATTGCTGAAATTTCTTATGAATTTAATAATCCAAAAGTTGTGAAAAAATATTTGATTTTTCCAAAATATAGTACCGCAGGACACGATGGACGCAATCAAAATTTACGAGTTTGGGAACTTCGTGGTGCAACTGAAAAATCAATATACGATAAAAGTAATTCTGCAACATTTACAATTTTAGATAGTAATACTTTTACTGGTGCTTTATCATCAGCAGGTGCAATAAGTGATTGGACTACTATCCCCAGTTTTGCCTCTAATAAACCATTAGCATCTAATAATGAAGATTTAGCAAAACATTTTACAATTTCAAATACAGGTTTATTTAAATATTATGTATTACACATAACTGGAAATTATGGAGATGAATTAGTAGGATTCACGGAATGGGTATTAGTTGCTGAAACACCAGAAACAGAATTTGATAAAATACCAAATGTTTTTTTCAGCGATTATGGTGGTCCAAGTATTGAAACACAAACTGAATGGGAGAAAAATGGACCATCAAATTTAAATATTACTGCTGATGAATTAAATACAAGTAGTTTTATTTATAGTAATGCAAATCCAACGGCAACAGGTAATTTATGTAATTATGTTCCAGATGATAAACGCCTATATGTTGGTGCAAGTGATTGGGTGGGACCTTATCAAAATGGGTGGGGTGGATACCATAATGTAGCATATACAAAATCATATACAAAATTATTTGATATTGTTAAATCAGAAGCAGAAATAGAAACCAACTTGGGTTTTAATTCGCCTGTCGTTATAGGACAAAAAATAACAGAAAGTTTAAATGACCCTAACTTTGATGATAATGTATTTGTTAAACCTAAAATTATTGATTTTAAATATGATTTAGTAGATGATTTAGGTATTATAAATTATAAAAATTATTTCAAAACATACGAAACAACACAAGTAATTGATGAAACTTGTAAATCAATACCTACATCATTTGGTAAAATGTTATATGATATTAATGATGGAACTGATAATTTTGCAATAAATCAAATTGTTAAAGACAAAACTGGTGGTAATCTCGCAACAATAGAACAAAGAAATCGCTATATGTGGAATTCAATTGCCTCTGGTGATTTTAAAAGAACACGAGCAATGAGTAAATTATATCAAAATCTATATCTATCAAAAAATAGTGTATCAATGCAAAGTATGACACACGAATTATTAAAAAATGTTTCAATTTATACAGGTGGTATAAATCCAAGTACATATTGGAATAATGTAATAACTAACTCTGCATATCCAACAAGTAATCCGTATAATCTTGGAGAACAAATATGTATATTTGATGATTTAACCAATTTTTCTTTACCATTCACGAATGATGATAAAACAGATTTAGCAAATAGAGTTTTATTTAGAGATTTTACTGCTAATGCAAGAGGATATGAATCAAAAGAAAATATTTTAGCAGGTGCTGGTGTAGGTATTCATAGTACTACATTTGCTTTATATTGGTCTTCCAGTCATAGTGCTCCATATTCAGGTACAAAATTAGTAGATAATGTTATTTATTCTACTACCAGTTCAGGGGGCGGAATCGGGTGGGTCAATGATAATGCTGATGGAACAGCAAATGGCTCAGGCAGTTTGCCAACGAATTCAGGTCAAAATTATTTAAGAGTTACTAATTCTATTGGCAGACAAGAGGTTCTTTATAAATTTTATTCTAATAAAATTGTAAATAGGATTATTTTATTTCCAATTTATGATGATACTTTAAAAAATAGAAATATTAAAAAATATGAAATTAGAGGTACTACTTTTGCAACATATAAAAATGATGACCCAACCACTTATACATTATTACATAATCATATTGGTGATGATGATTTAAGCAAAGAATATCCTACAATACCACAACTAAAAGCATTAACATCAACAACAAATACCGCATCTGGTAATATTAATTTAGGAAAGAAAATCAATTTTGAAAATACAACACCATTTGAAACTTATGTTATTTATATGACTGAAAATTATGGAGAGAATACATATATGGGTACAAATGAAATAGTATTAGTTAATATTGAAAATGAATCAGAATATAAAACACCAAAAGTAAATGAAGATGTTATTATTGGTGGTGGTGGTGCTTCTACATCATTTTATAATGTTGATGCTTCAAGTGAATTATCAACTGCTAAAAAAATAAATGCTGTTGATAATATTATCAATAATGGTGTTGATTCTACATTTTGGGCAACTGCAAATGGAAGTGCATTACCATCTACATTTAGTTTTGAATATCCGAATGCTGTAAAAGTAAATAAATATGCCATCTTTCCAAGATATAATCCATTATCAAGAACTCAAAATATTAAATCTTGGCAATTACGAGCAGCAACAAGTAAATCAGCATATAATAATAATAATTATGTAGTATTAGATTCAAGAAGTTTAAATGCTGATATAAATCTTGCTTGGCCAAATATGAATTCAATTCAAAATTTACACCCCAATTCAAAAGCATCTGATAATATGAATTTAGCAACTACATTTACAATTGCTAATCCTGATAAATATAAATTTTATTTATTAAATATTACAGCAAATTTCGGGTCAAATGTATATTCAAGTTTAAATGAATTTATATTAATTTCAAATGAAACTGATAGATATTTAAATTTACAAAATAATAATGTAATAGTTACAAATCTAATAGCAAATGAAATGAATTTTAATATGTTAAAAAGTGTTATGATTGATGAATTAGAAAAACCATCATCAAATGATATAAATATTGATTATGCTAATCAAGAGTTTTTAGATAGTTTATACTTTTCATTAGAGTTAGGCAATCTTGATGATAAATTCAGTGATAGTATTTATAATATTTTAAATAGTGTAAATAATAAACAATATACTGAAAAACGAGTAGAAGCAGGCATACCAGTACCAGTTGCATTATCATCTGTAAATAATGTTGCTTCTCATCTATACCCTCTAAATACACGACCGGCAGATATTCCAACAGGATATTTAAAAACCAAAGGATTATATAGAATGCCCCTCTACGCTGGTTTGTTTGCTGATAGAGATAATATTAAAAATCATACCGAAGGAACTGGCAATAATTCTAAATTTATTACACAAATAGAAAAATACAGAGATAATAAAATGTATGAAATAGATTTCTATTCAAGATATAATGAAAACAGAACGCCTAAATCTAATAATTTAACTTTACCTGACCCCACAACAAATTTTGGTGTTGATTTGAAATTTGATTTTAAAGATATGGTAGGTAATTATTATGATGATACAAAAATTAAAGAACTTGGTTTAGGTTGTGTAGTTGTTTATAAACATATTGAAAATACTTTAACTGATGATAGTATAAATATTCCATTTATAGCATTTGTTTGTAGAAATCAAATTTCAAGTTTAAATAAATATAAAATACCATTATGCAATGAAGGAGAGTTTCTTGGCATTCCACGCTCATTACAAAATAACTCTTTATCATATACACAAAGTTGGCAAAGAAAAGTTCATTATGACGATAGAGGTGTTGTATTAACTGCAATAAATGTAGAAATTGTGGGCGAATATGTAGCTTCTAATAGTAATAAAATAACTGCTACTTTACAAGGTTCAGATGGAATAATAACACCAACTTGTAGTTTAGATGTTGATGTACTCCAAGTAGGTGCTGTATTTCTACAAAGAATTTTAAAAATAACAATAACAAATAATGGCAGTCATTTAAAAACTCCACCTTATGTACAATTC